TTTGGAAAGATACGAAGCCAGAGGACACCGTGAAAAGAGAACACGCTTGGCATATGTTGCGTGCGATTGACAACTTCCGAACCGAGATTTCAAAGATCATGGATAACGGAAAAGTCGCACAACGCCAGATTGAGCGTGAACAAAGATCACTTGTGTAAGGAAATAGGCAAATGGAAATAACCAATACACCTATGACCGTAGCTGATGCAGCTAGTGCTCTTGATCAGATGATGTTGCCGTTAGACGGAGAACAGCAAAATGCTGACAAGGCGCGTTTGACAGAGGACGAAGAGTCCGAAGTCGCGGCTTCTGTTGATGAAGAGTTGGATGTGCAAGACGACGAATCCAACGAAGAAACGACAGAGGAACAGTTAGAGGAAAGTGAAGAAACCGACGAAGAAGAAAAGCCAACCGAGGTCTACACCGTCAAAGTTGACGGTAAAGAGGTCGAGGTAACGCTAGACGAACTTCAAAAAGGATATTCACGGACTCAAGACTACACACGAAAGACACAGCAAATTGCCGAGACCCGTAAGGCTGTCGAGGCTGAAGCTAGTGCGATTCGTGCCGAGCGTGAACAGTACGCTCAATTGTTGGGAGCGTTGAAGCAGCAACTTGAGACGACTGAAGTGCCTGTCGATATGGACCGTCTTTATAACGAAGACCCCATTGAGTGGGTGAGACAGTCAGAAGTGATGCGCCAGAAGCAGGAAAAACTCGCAGCTATTCAATCCGAACAGCAGAGACTTTCTCAGCTAACAGCGCAACAAAGAGCAAAGGAAATGGATGCTCACCTTGCACAACAGCAAGAAGCCCTGATCCAAGCCGTACCTGAGTGGAAAGATTCCAAGAAGGCACAGGCTGAAAAGGCTCTACTCGTTGAATTCGGTAAGAAGATCGGATTCAGCGACGAAGAACTCAAGAATGTTTATGACCACAGGGCTGTCATTGCGTTGCGTAAAGCTGCGCTGTATGACCAGATGATGTCCAAGCGTGGGCAGATCAAGCCAGTAGTCAACAACGGTCCTCGTACTGCCAAGCCTAGTGCAGCAGGTCGCGTCTCCACAACAACTGAAAGTACACGCGCAAAACAGCGTCTTGCAAAAACTGGTCGCGTCCAAGACGCGGCTTCCGCAATTGAACTTCTTTTGAAATAGAGGCACTTAAATGGCAATCGTAACCAACACCTTCACCACCTTTGATGCCAAAGGCATCCGCGAAGACTTGAGCAATGTGATCACAAACATCGCTCCCGAAGAAACTCCTTACATGAGCAACATCGGTCGTGAGTCAATCAGCAATTCATTGTTTGAGTGGCAAACCGACACATTGGCTTCTGCTGCTGCTAACAAGCAGTTAGAGGGCGATGATGTAACTTCTTTCGATAGCGTAACTGCTACTGTGCGTTTGCAAAACTACGCTCAGATCAGCCGTAAGACTATCGTCTTGTCTGCTACTGAAGAGACCGTCAACAAGGCTGGTCGTCGTAGCGAATTGGCATACCAGATCGCCAAGCGTAGCGCTGAATTAAAGCGTGACCAAGAGTTCTCTATGCTCAATGGCGCTGTGGCTGCTGCTGGTAACACCACAACTGCTCGCGGTACTGCATCGTTGCAAGCCTTCATTAAGACTAACTACGATATGCAGACCAACGGTGCTAACCCATCGTATACAACTGTGCCTACTGGCGCTCGTAGCGACGGCAATGTGCGTACCTTTACAGAGACCATCTTGAAGAATGTTATTCAACAAGTTTGGACTGCTGGTGGTACACCAAAAATATTGATGACTGGTCCAGTCAACAAGCAACGCGTGTCTGGCTTCTCTGGTATCGCTTCAGCTCGTTACAACCTCAATGGTGGTGACCGTCCTGCAACGATCATCGGTGCTGCTGACATCTATGTATCTGACTTCGGTCAAGTGCAAGTCGTGCCTAACCGCTTCCAGCGCGAGCGTGACGCTTTCGTGATCGATCCTGATTACGCAAAAGTCACTATGTTGCGTCCTTACCAACAAGTTGAGTTGGCAAAGACTGGTGACGCTGAGAAGCGTATGCTGATCGTTGAGTGGGGTCACAAAGTGTTGGCAGAGAATGCCCACGGCATTGCTGCTGACTTGATCACTTCTTGATCTAACTAACGAAGGGTCTGGGGAAACTCAGACCCTTTTTTTACATGATTGAAAAAAGATTATTTAGTACAGACGCTGATCAAGGTATCACGCGCACCTTTCATTACGACGATGAGACTGGTCAAGCAACGATTCAGACACAACAAGATGTGACTGCAATCATTGAAGAGAATAAGCAAGAGTACGCACAAGTTGATGAGCGTGCTCGGTGGGGCGAGTGGAGCAGAGTCGCCAGCATCCCGATGTCTGTTTACTTTCAGCTCAAGGCTGAAGGCAAATTAGATGATGAAGCCTACATGAAGCGTTGGCTTAATGACCCAGAAAATAAGTATTTCAGAACTAGATCAGGAAAACTATGACTCCAAACTACATTGCGGTATGCACACCAGCGCGTGACATGGTTCACGCAAATTATGCTTTTTGCATGACTAACATGGTGGCGCATCACACTATCAACACGACTGATGCTGTGTCCTTGAAGATTATGCAAGGCACTCTCATTCAAACTCAGCGTGCTGATCTGTGCCTAGACGCAATGGCAGAGGGTTGTAGTCATATCTTGTTTGTTGACTCAGACATGACTTTCCCGCAAGACATGATTGAGAGACTCTTGGCGCATGACTTGGACATTGTGGCAACGAACTGTGCAAGACGCAGACTGCCTACTGGTCCAACTGCACAACGCTATGACGAGAATGGTGAGCGTGTTCTAGTCTACACAATGCCAGAGTCAACAGGAATTGAGGAAGTTGGCTCAATTGGCATGGGTGTCATGCTGATCAAACGCAAGGTCTTTGAGGCTTTGAGCGAACCTTGGTTCGAGACTCCTTGGCGCAACGATAAGCGTGGCTATGTTGGAGAAGATGTTTTCTTCTGCCGTAAAGCACAGGCTGCTGGCTTTAAAATCTACATTGACCACGATGTATCCAAAGAGATCGGACACATTGGGACTTTTGAATTCAAGCACGATCACACTTGGGTGATGCGCGACTTGGAGAAAGCAGAAAAGGCTGAAGATGGCGCTAACAACATATGCTGAGTTAAAGACATCTGTCGGGGATTGGCTTAACCGATCCGATCTAACTACTGCTATCCCTGACTTTATCTCTCTTGCGGAAGCTCAGATCGAGCGCAACCTTCGCACTAGACAAATGCTCTCACGCGCCACGGCAACCATTGATACTGAGTACGCAGCCGTACCAGCAGACTTTCTAGAAGTTAAGTCATTCAAGCTGAACACTAATCCACCTACTCCATTGCAGTTTGAGACTATCGACTCGATGGACAACTTGTCAACTATCTACACATCGTCAACCAAGCCAGCGTATTTCAGCGTGGTGGGTGGACAGTTTCGATTTGTACCTACACCAGACACAACATATACGGGTGAGTTAACTTATTACGCAAAGTTGAGTAAGTTATCAAGCACCAACACAACCAACTGGTTGCTGACTGCTGCTCCTGACATTTATCTCTATGGCGCATTGATGCAAGCAGCTCCTTATCTGCAAGATGATGCGAGAATTGCAACATGGGCATCGCTCTACAAGACTGGTCTTGAGGAGCTGAAGCAGTCTGATGATCGTGGTGCTACATCTGGTGGAACATTGATCACACGCGCAAGAACTTTGGGATAAGGGAAAGATATGTCATCTTTTAGCGACTACACCGAGAATCTAGTTCTCAACTGGCTATTAACCACTAACTCTGCAACCCGTCCGACTGCTTGGTATGTCGGACTGTTTACTGCTGCCCCTTCTGATACTGGTGGTGGTACTGAGGTGTCTGGTGGTTCGTATGCGCGTGTTGCTACTGGAACTCTTACCGTATCAGGTACAGCCACAACCGCAACAAATGCAGCAGCCATTGAATTTGCTGCATCTAGCGGTACATGGGGAAGCATTGGATGGGCTGCGATCTTTGATGCGTCTACATCTGGAAATATGCTGGCATGGGCGCCTTTGACCACAGCACGCACCATCAATAGCGGTGATGTCTTTCGCATCCCTGCTGGTAGCTTAACAGTAACTCTTACCTAATCATGGCAGCTTACGGCTCTGGACCATACGGGCAGGGCAGATACTCCAGAGGAGTAAGCCTTGGTGCGTTTGCAGTTACCGCCAACAGCACCGTTGCTGTTGCTGGTACTCGCGTTGCCATTGGCGCATTTTCACCTTCTGACACCAGCTCGTTATCCATCAATGGCGTAAGAGTTGCCTTTGCCTCGATGTCGATACTCGACTCGATGGTGATGACGGTTGACAGCAACATCGTTATTAGTGGGGCATTTGATGTTGTTGCTGGTAGCGAACTCATCATTAACGGTGGATTATTCGTTGATGGCGTGTTTGGAATTTCCTGCGAATCTTTGATGTTAGTTTCTGGCGTGAAAAAATGGGAAAATCTAACCGACACATCAGAGACTTGGGACGCAATCTCAGACACTCCAGAGACTTGGACTCCAATAACTGATAACAGTAATTCTTGGCAAACTGCCTAACGAGGTGAAACATGGCTGATACAACCACAACCAATCTACTGCTTACCAAGCCAGAGGTTGGCGCTTCCACAGACTCGTGGGGGACTAAACTAAATTCAGACTTAGACCTAATTGACGGTTTGTTTGATACTGGTCCATTGCTAAAAGTAACTAAGGGCGGTACAGGTGTAGGCACAAGCACAGGAACTGGCTCCGTGATGTTGAACATCAATCCAACGATCACAAACTATGTTGAGAGCGTAGTAGCAATTGGTAACTCAAGCACATCACAAACCTTGTCTTTGACTAGCGGTACTGTTCAGACTGTGACGATGACAGGTAACTGTACATTCACCATGCCAACTGCAACGGCTGGTAAGTCATTCATTCTGATAGCGGTGCAAGACGGTACAGGATCACGCACAGCGACATTTACCTCTGTGAAGTGGGCTGGTGGAACTGCTCCAACATTGACCACTACGGCAACCACAGGACGAGACATCTTCACATTTGTGGCTGATGGCACTAACTGGTACGGAACTGTTGCACAGGCATTTGCATAATGTTTGCATCAAAAGATACTCTGCTGACTAGACCTAGTGGCTACAACATAGCCCGTAGTGTGCGTGTTCGCAATAGCGCATCTGGTTACTTTAATAGAACTCCATCAAGTGCTTCTAATCGTCAAACATGGACTTTTAGTGGTTGGGTAAAAAGAGGTATCTTGACTACTCGTATGTCTATTTTTGCTGGATATACGGGAACAACAAATGGAACTTTAAGAACTCAAATAATTATTTTGGATGGCGGTGCTATGCAGATTGGCTCAGACCAAATGCAAACTGCTACCGATTTTGTTGTTGAAACAACTCAAGTATTCCGTGACCCTTCTGCTTGGTATCACATTGTTGTTGCTGTTGATACTACTCAAGCAACTGCATCTAATCGTGTTAAGTTGTATGTAAATGGAGTTCAAGTAACTTCTTTTTCTACCGCAACATATCCATCTCAGAATTACCAAGGTGGAGTAAATTACAACAGTAATCAATACATCAATAGGTTTTATGACCCGTCTGGTGGTAATTACTATGGCGATGGATACTTAACCGAAATTAACTTTGTCGATGGTCAACAACTTACTGCATCTTCATTTGGTGAAACAGACTCCATCACAGGCGTATGGAAACCAAAAGCATATTCTGGTACTTACGGCACAAATGGCTTTGAACTGAACTTCAGCGATAACAGCAATAACACAGCCGCCACTATCGGCAAGGACTACTCTGGCAACGGCAACAACTGGACACCTAACAACATTAGCGTGACTGCTGGTTCTACCTACGACAGCATGACAGATGTGCCTACGCTGAGTGGTGCTGGTAGTAACTATGCTGTGCTAAATCCGCTTATCAGACCATACTCAGGAACAACCGATTTAATTACAAATGGTAATTTAAGAGCAAGTTCAACATCTGGTCCAAGTGGTTCTCAAGCATCAACAATAACTTTTACTTCTGGAAAGTTTTATTGTGAGGCAACTGCTACAACAGTAAGCGGTGCAAATGTCACTTGGATTGGCGTATGTAATAACTTGAATTACTATGCATTAGGAACATGGGCTTCTGCTTTTGTGCGTGACTATGGATACAGTTATGCAAGCAATGGAAAGTCTTATTCAACTAGCACACCTAGTGGAACAACTTATGGTGCAAGTTATACAAGTGGTGATGTGATTGGATTGGCAATTGATGCTGATGCTGGAACAATCACTTTTTATAAAAATGGAACTTCTCAAGGCACAGCATTTACTGGTATGTCTTACACGGGTGGTTATGCGATTGGTTGTACAGAAGATAACAGTAATGTTGTTGACTTCAACTTCGGTCAACGCCCATTCACCTACACGCCCCCAACAGGCTTTGTTGCACTAAACACATTTAACCTACCCGATTCGACTATTAAGAATGGTGGTTTGTATATGAAACCTGTTTTATATACAGGTAATGGATCAAACGGATTAAGTATTACGGGTGTTGGGTTTCAAACAGATTTCAACTGGACTAAAAGTAGGTCATCTGCTTCTTACTCGCATCAACTGTCTGACTCAGTACGAGGCTTTAGCAAGTATCTTTACTCAAATGCAACAAATGCAGAAGGTACAGATGCAACAAACCACATTCAATCTGTTAACTCAGATGGATATGTAATTAACTCAGGAGCATCATTCAATGCAAGCGGTGTTACTTATGTTGCGTGGAACTGGAAAGCAGGAACAACATCCTCATCCAACACTAACGGCTCTATCACCTCAACTGTAAGTGCGGGTGCTACGCAAGGCTTTAGCGTGGTGAAATATACAGGCACAGGAACAACTGGAACTGTTGGTCATGGGTTGGGCGTAGCACCATCAATGATTATTGTTAAGTCAAGGTCATTTGCTGGTTCTGATTGGGATGTTTATCATGCCAGCACAGGAAACACGGGAAGATTATTTTTAAATACAACAGCCGCATTTCAAACTGTTGATGTATGGAATAACACATCACCGACATCTACTGTATTTACAGTCAACGGTTCTAGAAGTGACGTAAACGCAAGTTCTGAAACTTATGTAGCCTACTGCTTTGCCGCAGTAAAAGGATTTAGTGCCTTTGGTTCGTACACGGGTAACGGGTCTAGTGATGGTCCTTTTGTGTACACGGGGTTTAGACCTCGTTGGATTATGGTTAAACGCACAGATAGCACAAGTAATTGGTACGCATACGATTCTTCACGAAACACAGCAAATCCCGAAAGTTTGGCTTTATATCCTAATGCCTCTTACACTGAGGACACAGAAATTTATGTTGACTTTTTGTCAAATGGATTTAAATGTAGGTCATCAACAGTAGCGAATATATCAGGTGGTACATACATTTACGCTTGTTTTGCCGAAGTGCCGTTCAAATCGGCGCTTGCCCGTTAGGACTAATATGCCACAAGGACGCTTTCATCAAGACCAATCAGGAACAAAAATAGCAATGCTTACGCTATTGGAAAAAACTGATTCACGCACAGGAAACGGCAGTTTTAAATATCGAGTTATGTGTGATTGTGGAACTGAAAAGATAGTTGGGTTTAGCCAAATGACAAATGGAAGAACACAATCTTGCGGTTGTTTGCAATTTCGTAAGGGTGAGGATTCTCCAGCGTACAAACATGGTCGTAGCCAAATAAAAGAGTATGACCTTGAGTTGCACATGAAACGCAGTTACGGAATGGGCTTTAAAGAGTATGAAGAAATGCTATTTGCTCAAGATGGCAAGTGCGCTATTTGTAAAGCAGAACCACCCAAAGACCAGCATAAAACCAGATTAAACATAGACCATTGCCATACAACAGGCAAGGTTCGTGGGTTGCTCTGTGACTGCTGTAATCGTGCTTTAGGCTTGATGCGAGACAATACAGAATTGTTAGAAAAAGCCATCCAATACTTAACCAAAAATTCTCTTGCAAGGTGATATATGTTTAAACACAACAACCAAACAATCCCACTTGACACTCCATTCACCATTAATGGAACTTCATATCCTGCCAACTGGCTACGCCTAACAAGCCTTGCTGAGAAGCAAGCAGTCGGCATCACAGAGGTTGCAGATGTAACCACAACCTACGATGACAGATTCTTTTGGAGTGCAGACAATCCTAAACTCTTGAACGACAGGGAAGAGTCTGACGAGGATGGCAACCCCATGTATGTCAAGGTTCTTGGCGTAGTGGATGGCAAACCAGCAATGGTTGACTCATCTGAGCGTCTTGTCACCAAAGGACTCAAGTCGCAATGGACTACGCAAGTCAAAGACACGGCTAACAAGTTATTGTCTAATACTGACTGGATGGTGATCCGTAAAGCAGAGCGTGATGTCGCTATACCTACGGCTACGGCTACTTACAGAACTGCTGTGATTACTGAGTGTTCACGCTTGGTTACGGCTATTGCAGGGGCTAGTGATGTGCCTGCTTTGATCGCAGTCGTCACCAATCAGAACTGGGGCGAGGAATGACAACAGAGCACACAACTGAAGGTGCTACTGCGCTAATCGCCAAGGCAGCACCTCCAGTCACCATATCTCTTGCAACCGTTGCGGGTTATCAGGTGAGCGAGCTGGTGTTGTGGGCTACGCTGATCTATACGGTCTTGATGATCTGCCACAAGTGCTACCAGATTTATAAAGACATAAAGAAGTGATGTGTTTGATCCCATTACCATTGGCGCTGCTTTCAAGGCAATGCAACTGGCTTATGACGGGATCACCTACTGTTGCGAAGCCTTATCCGAGGGTAAGGTTGCTGTCCAGAAGATTAAGAAGGCAACCGATGATGCTCAGACCATCATTAAGGATACCAAGTCAATCTTCGGATTCTTCAAGAATCTTTTTGGTGGCTCAAAGCCAGACACCAAGCAGTCAGACTCCAAGACAGCCACAGAAGCCAAGCCTGTGGCGAAAAAGAAGGAAGTCTATACAACTCATGTACCAAATGAAACCGAGATCGTCCAGCAGTTTATTGGGCATCTAGGTGCATTCTTTAGACACCACAAGGAGCTGACAGAGTATGTGGAAATCAAGTACGAAGAGGTATTTGCAAGTAGTGACCCAGACCCTGAGACGATTCTGGAACTCTCTGTTTACAAAAACGAGCTAGACCAGTCGTATGTCAAGTTGAGCGGAATGATGAGAGGTGCTGGTGTGCCACACCAACTCGGACCACTCTGGGAGAACTACAACAACATCTACTCCAAGGTTCAAGCAGAACAACTAAAACGCAAGGAACAAATTAGAATTAGGAGACAGATAGAGGCTTACAAACAAGAAAGGTTCAGACAAGAAAAGATTGAGCTTGGCATGGGATTGTTTCTGGTGCTAATCATTGTTTCTTGGCTCTATGCCGTATGGATAAATTCATTTATCGAGGCATTTTGATTCTTGTGTGTGTAATGCTGACTATCGTCCTGATCATCTCGCCAGTAATGATAATGATGTGGATCAAGATTCAGAAGGCTGAAGTCAGGATTGAGCGCAAGGAAAAACAGATTAACCGTCAACTACAACAGCTAAGGCAGAGCAATGAATGACTTACTCAATCTTCTCAAGGGTGTCGCACCCACGCTGGCAATGGCTGTCGCTGGTCCTATGGGTGGGGCTGCTGTTACCGCTTTGGCTAGTAAGTTTGGTGTGTCTGATAGTGTTGATGCTGTGGCTAAAGCTATCGCTGGTGATCCAAAGGCTGCTGAAAAGATAGCAGAAATAGAATTAGAGTTTTTCAAAATTGAGCAGCAAAATGTTACGGATAGATGGAAAGCTGACATGGCTTCTGATTCGTGGCTATCAAAAAACATTCGTCCAATGTCATTGATTGCAATTCTTGGTGGCTATTTCATTTTTGCCATGATGAGTGCTTTTGGTTATAACGCTAACGAATCCTATGTAACTTTATTAGGAAACTGGGGAATGTTGGTGTTTGGTGCATATTTTGGTTCACGCACTTTAGAGAAGATTACAGATATGAAGGGTAAAAAGTGAAAATTTGCACTAAATGCAAAGAAGAAAAGTCTTTAGATTGCTTTTCAACTGGAAACAAGTCTAAAGGAACTTTGCATAGTTGGTGTAAGAGTTGTGTAAATATTGATAGAAAGTTAAAACAATCTGTATATATAAAAACTCAACAAAAATATAGAGAAGAAAACTCATTAAAGATTAAAAAATATGAAATGCAACGAAGGATTACTGACTCATACAAAAAAATAAAATCAGAGTCAGATAAGCGTTATAGAGAAAAAATGAGTGATGAGTTAAAAAAAAAGAAAAGAATTTATTATCTTGATAAACAGCATTTAAGACGATCAGAATATCAAAGGAATAAACAGGGATATATTGCCAGAGCGTATGAGAGATTAAGAAAAATCAAATGTTTAACACCACCAGATGCTGATAAAAAAAAGATACAAAACTTTTACAATGAAGCAATGAGATTAACGGAAGAGACGGGCATAAAACATGAGGTAGATCATGTAATTCCTGTATCTTTAGGCGGGTTACACCATCAAGATAATTTACAAATTCTTAATTGGATTGAAAACAGGAAAAAAGGTAACAAACTTTTATTGGAGCGCAAATGATTGAACTGTTAAAACAACTGATGCTGGCGAAGGCTAACCGTCCGAAGCCAACAGTCGAAGAAGTCGAAGTCCAAGTATGGGCTTTCGTCGTCAAAGCCATCACCGTGATGGTGCTTGGCATTGCGTTTGGCACTCTGTGGCTCATTGGCTTTGAGAAACAAGACGCTGAACTCGCACCAATCGACGCGATATTCTTGGAAATCTTGAAAGCCATTGCGTTTATGGGTGTCGGCACTATGGGTGGCATCTCAGGACGCAAGGCATCGACTGCCATTGCCAAAGCCATTGTGGGAGAAGATGATGCAGCTAAGTGAACATTTTTCATTAGAAGAGGCAACGCATTCTGATACCGCAACCCGTCTTGGTATCAACAACCAGCCATCACCGCAACAGCTAGAGAACATGAAGGTTGCTGCTGCTGGTATGGAGAAGATTCGCGCTTTATTGGGTAAGTCAATCCATGTCAATTCTTGGTTGCGTCTGCCAGAAGTCAATGTCGCTGTTGGTGGATCGAAGATCAGCTCGCACATGGACGGTTGGGCTATTGACTTCACCTGTAAAGACTTTGGCAATCCTTTGGCGGTCTGTAAGGCTATCGAGGCTGCTGGTATCAAGTTTGACCAGATGATTCACGAGTACAGCTCATGGACGCACATCTCCTTTGCTCCTGAGATGCGCGGTCAGAAGTTAACCATCTTCAGACCACAGAATAAGTACGCTGTTGGCTTGTTGACGCAAGAAGAATACAACAAGGCTCTATGACGAACTTCTATCAGCAAC